GTCCGAGTCCGTCCCTGATTCCTCCTCCGTTTCATAGTCCTCTTCCTGGACTATGAAGGAGTATTTAACCCTGGGCTCGAGCTCTTCATCGGATTCTAGGTCCATCTATTTTTTAACGCTGTTTGTCTACTGCAGCTTTCAACGCAGTCTCTGCGGGGCCCACAGGCTCCCAAGAATCCCATGTATCGGCGCACTCGTTCATCTTGACGGCCGTCTCGTCTGAACCTTCGTATCGGGTCCACTGGGGGTCTTCCTGGTCGGAGTCTTCCTCGTCTTCGAGTTCCCCATCTGAGTCGGTGCCCGACTCGTCTGTTTCCCACACCTCTGGATACAGAGGCCCTATCTGCCTTCCTGTGACATTGCGAGCTGCATACATGAGACCCATATGCATGTCCTCACCCAAGACCACAACCCGCCCACATGACTTGGCGTAGTGGGCCGCCAGTATGGTCGCCGACTCCATCACGGGAACGAAGATATCGAAAGCAGCCTGCTGGATACTCTCTTCCATTTTTGAATTTTAAACCAAAATTGCTTTTAAGTGAGGACCTCTTGAATTTTAGATCAAAATAGGATCTCAAGGGTCTCAGTGAAAGTTCGAGAAGGACACGGTTGCCTTCAAGTTGTTTATGTAAAGGAAGTTGTAACTAACGGCATATATTCGTATGTACCGGTTGGCCGGACTGGGGTTCAGCGAAAACTGAAATATCTGGTTTTTTATCATAGACATATTCACGGCTCCTGTGGGCTCGTCGGAGTATTCTGGGTCTATTGAAAAGGAATACATATAGAAAATACGGTTTGAAAGCCGAGTATGATACTCGAGAGGCTGAATGACTCTAAGAAAAATAGGCGAGCCCACATCTTTCGATATACGCTCTGTGGTGTTAAAGTCGAGTATAAGTTGACTCAATTGTTCATATGTTGTTCCGTTGGAAGTGTATGAGTTATTGGTTGTGTAATCGTACCCAAGGGCCGAGTCGTTCTGAAAGACGAAAAAGAACTCCTTGACAGGGTTCAAAAATTCACCGAGGCACTGAATCTGGTTGACTCCCTGGGGTGCGAAAAACTCTTCGCGTTGTATCTGCTCTATAAGATATGTCTGTGGCTTTGACCTTATGTACGACACTTCCTGGTCGGATATGTATGTGTACTCAGTGTCTAGATATGCATAAAAAGGCAAAGTGTTATTTACTGCCGGGTATGTAAAGACAGTCGAGGGATTCCATACTATTCTAAATATGATGGTGTCCTTTATGGCACAGAGAGGAAGTCCCTTTTTAAATATGAAAAAAGGGAGAGGGACCGTGTAACTCGAGTTGGGGAAAAGTTGGTTTGCGGGTGGCTGGACGAGATACTTTCCTACAAGGCCTTTCAGTGCAGGCTGTTTTCCTGTTGGTATTGTCAAATCTAGATTCATCTCGAGATATTCTCCATAAATCCTTTCTATGAGTTCAGAACCTATGTATAACTCTACATACTGAATCATAAGGGTAGCGACCGAGTCGAGCACTTGCGTCCCAAGACCCAAATTCGGAGGAAAAATTTTTAGGTACATATGTGTTATGATGTCTCCTATCTTGGGTATAATCATGTACTTGTCGGCCCCAAAGATAACGGTGTTGTCAGCTGGAAATTGAAGACGAATAACTCGAGAAGAGAAAAGGGTCTGACCTACATATTTTTCTACAAAATATGTCACTTCTGGGTCTGAACTCAAATAAATGTCTTCTTGACCAAGAAAAGACAAACTGGCTCGACCGGCCATTTCTAATAAAGGGAAACATTAGTTTCCTACCCGAAGGGCGCTCACGCGTCATTCGAGTTGAACATTAGACCGGCAATCCCGTTTCTAACTCTCAAAATGTTGTAACTTATTCCTATGACTCTGAACTGTTTTGAACTTGGGTAAGAACTTGTCGTGAGTCTAAAGAAAACATCACGAATACGGCTAAAGTTCACTTGGCCATATGGTCGAGGAGTATTCGTCTGATTTGCAAACGAGTACATATAAAACAGTCGTGTAGGATAGTTTATATAGTGGATAAATGGCTCAATAGAGTTGAGATACAGATAGTCGGTCACATCGGATGTGAATGCTTCGGCCGCGTTAAAATTCATAGAAAGACTAGCCAGATTTGAATAGTTGTATGGGTATGGATTGGCGTTATCGAGTTGGACTATGAAGAAAAGTTCTCGAACAGGGTTTATGAAATCAAGTTTCAAAACTGCAGATGTGAACAGAGCCGGGAGAGAAAATGTCTGGTACTGACACTGCTGTATGATGTAGTCAACCTGGGACTTTTTGAACCAATTAATCTCGGGGTCACCAAGGTACACATACTCTGTGATTATGGTGGCTATCAGAGTCTGATTCGATATAGTGGATGTTACGGCCACATTTGTCAACTCTTTCAAGTTTCTCAGAGTGATATGGACCTCGAGTTCTTGGCGATCGAGTGCTGCAAGTGGTATGGCTAGGCCAGGATTCTGGTAAAAGTAAAAAGGTAAATTAACATAATATGTTCGACCTGGAGGGTACGCGGGGGTCCCGTCATATTTTCCAGTAAGTAATTTGAGACCAGGTTGGTTCTCATATGGAACATAGAGATCATTGTAAATTTCTATAAATTCACCCGTAAGAGTCTGTATGGTCTGGCCGCCCAGGACGAGATCGGCGCGATTCACGAGCCAAGTTCCTACTGAATCATAGTAAGTATATGAAATAGACGGAATCACATTTGATGCCACAGGGTACACGGCAATATATGTATTCGAATATACTATATTTTGGTTCCCATCAGTTGTTATAGTTATAGGAACATCCTGAAAAGGCGTTGTGACGTAATACGGAACGGACACGGTGTACTGTGGGAAAAGACCTCCTATGTCGAAATTATAAGTACTTGTTCCAAATGTCACACTTCTCACATTATCGGCTGTTGAAAGTACAGCCGTCAACATATAAGTCGCTACATTAGTGAACTGTAAATTTCCTGTACTTTGATTTAAATATATAATGTTCGAGTATTGTCCTGTATTTGAATAATTAGTATAAAAGTTCAAGGGTTGAGTGAGGTCCTGAGACTCATTTGTTGGGCTCAGCAAAAGGCCGTTATTTGAAAGAGCAGATTCGTATCCAGCATAACTACCGGAAGATATCTGGGTCACTATATAGTATGAACTACTTCCTATGATTGAAGTGGTTGCCGCCGAGTATATGTTTGTATAGTATTTTTGACTCGTGCTTGTGACGGTAATAGGCATACTGAAAGCGATGGTCGGATCCCGTCCCTGTGTGCTCAGAGTCGTGTATGCATAGTCTACAGTTGCGGGACTTCCCGTATAATCCGTGGGAGTGTGCCAAACGAGCACATTTGAAACATAGTTTCCGGGTCCACTCGGGGGCTGTTGAAGGTACACGACTCCGGACAAGAGCCAGACACCCGTGGACCCGAAAGTCAGTGAATTATCCGACCCGAGAGTCACAGTCGCATTTAGAGGTGCGTTGTACTGCCCAGAACTAGGCACATTTCCATAAAATGGAACTATAGTACTGGTACCACCAGACAATGATATATTTTTATTGAAAAGATACATATCGTCAACAGGAGTCACCGAAAGATATGTGTTTGCCGTAAATTGTGTCACAGTAGATGTTGTATTTGCAAAGAAATAGTATGTATTTCCCGTGTTTGTCACATTCAATGGCATTATCAAGGGCATAGAAGGGTCAGGTGACACTCGGAAATCGGCAGAATAAGCAAACTGAGGAGGGTTAGGAATAGGTGTGTTGTTTTCGTTTGTGTCCGACCCGTACGAAATGTTCAGAACCGACCCGGTACCTAGAGAAAAGCCCGCGCGTACCATGTAAAATCCAACTTGAGTAAAGGATAAACGCCCGTTTGGCGTGACATTGTAAGTTGAAACGAAGTTTTGATTCGTCCACTGGTAAAAATTTATAAAATATTGATTTGGGGGAAATATAGGACTTTGTACGAGAGGATATGATTGCCCCGTGTTCAGAGCCAAAAAAAGACTCGTCCGAATGTTCACTTGAGGCAATCCTGTACTTTGGATCCAGCCGGCTTGTTGAAGTGTAAAGCTCGAGGGAAAAGGAGCTGATATCGTAATAGAATTAGAAAATGCATTTGATGAGCTATTTGAAAAAGCGTTCGAATTCGAAGTGCCCACTGTATATATTAAATTTGCAGAGTTCACCGGAGAAGGATTACCGGATTTAGGGTCTAGACCCCAAAAAATTCCACCATTTGGATCAACCTCAAGTGTAGCACAATTTGAAAACAAAAATTGATTAGTAGAATTTGAATAACTAACAAACTGTGCAAGTTGGGGACTTATCCAAGTTGACTGATTGTATGTAGAGTAATATGTAACACCTTGGTACGGTAAAGCGAAGTAAGCCCCGTTAATAATTATATGCGGATCGGCCGTGGCGGAGGCCGTCGTCGGCCAAGCCCAGTATGCTCCCGGGTCAAAAAGATAGGGAAGAGTCACCTTGAGTGTGAGGGCCCTTACAAGGTCGCCTTTCGGAGGTATTTTACAAATGTTTTTTTGACCATAAACCACTTGTTGATTTTGAAATGGAATATCGTACGCCTCGAGCACGAAGGGTGTGTGACGCTTGTAGACGCCCGCAAAGTAAGTCACTTGGGGGGACCCTGTAAGGTACGCGTCCTGTTGTCCAAGTGCAGCCAACTGGATATATCCAGCGGACATCTCTAGTAAGTTCGCAGAACTTATTTTGCGCTCAAAGGGCGCTCATATTTTAAACACCTAAATCAGGATGAGCCAATTGCAGCTCAGGCGCTTCGACCCGAGCAAAATTGGCGATGACAAAGTCTGTGTGTTTATCGGGAAGCGTGGTACGGGAAAGTCGACGCTCGTGACTGATATTCTTTGGCACAAGAAACATATTCCAGCAGGTATCGCCATGTCAGGCACTGAAGATGGAAACGGGCACTACAAACAGTTTATACCGGACCTTTTCGTGTACGGAGAATACAAGAAAGAGGCTGTTGAGAAACTCCTGGAGCGTCAGCACCGTCTGGTCAAGACGCTCGGGAAGGAAAGGGCCCCTTCCGTCTTCCTCCTTATGGACGATTGTATGTACGACCGGGCTTTCATGCGTGATGACTGTATCCGGCGCCTCTTTATGAATGGTCGCCACTGGAACATATTCTTTATGCTCACGACCCAGTACTGTATGGATATGCTCCCCTATGTCCGTTCGAATGTAGACTATGTGTTCGCTCTCCGAGACAATGTTCGACAGAACCGTGAGAATCTGTACAAGGCTTTCTTCGGTGTCTTTCCGACATTTGATCAGTTCTGTCAGGTGATGGACGCTTGCACAGAAAACTATGAGTGCATGGTCCTGGACAACACTTCCAAAAGTAATAAAATCACAGACTGTGTCTTCTGGTACAAGTCTCCTATACGCAAAAACTTC